GTAAAGTAATCATTAGTTACTAAAGAATAACAATCATCTAATATTCCTGTCGCTCCACTCGTAGCTCCATGATTAGTTAAATTATTACCATTACTTGTTTCATCTGTTAAATCCTCTAAAGCCCAGTAAGCAAGGCAATCAGTGCTAGTTGGGGGTGTTGCCGCCATTTATTCTTTGCTCGCAACAATAGTTTCATTAGCATTTTTTAAAGCTAGTCTGGCAGCTATTTCAGCCTCGGCGAAAGGTAATATTTTTGTTCTTTCTTCTTCTTTAACCTTAGCTAAATCGTTCTTTGCAGTTTCAACATTAATCATTAATCTTAATATTTCTTCTTCTTTAGTGTTTAATACCATTTTCTTTTTTCCTCATAATATTTTTATTTTTAAGCTGTGTATTGAATGTAAATTGTTCCTTCTGTTGTCGTGCTTGCTGTTGGTGGTGTGGCACTTGTTCCGTAGCATACGTTTACTATTTGGTCTGTTGTTGCAGTACCATGGTCTCCTGTAACCATTGAACCAGTAGTTTGTATTATACCACTACCAGCAGTGAATCCAGCGGCTGTTATTGTTCCTGTTGTCGTGTCGCTAGCATCGTTCTTTAAGAAAGAATCATCGACATTCAAAGTATTAGTAGAGAGTGTTATGTTTGTTCCAGCCACCAAAGCAGTCTTAGATAATGCTATTGCAGCGGATGAGTTTATATCAGCGTTTACTATAACATTAGAAGCGATAGCTAAAGTAGTGCTTCCTGTCACGTCTCCAGTATGAGTAGCGTTAGTAACCTTAGAAGTGTTTGCTGTGATGGCGCTTGCTTGTCCTGATGTAATTCCAGTTTTTGCTGTGTTTGCAGTAACAGCAGCTCCCTCAGTGAAACTAATCTTTGCAGTGTTATTTGTGATTGCTGTTGCTTGTGTTCCTGTCAATGCTGCGCTTGTTGCAGCGCTATCAACAACACCATCGTCAGTTGTATCATAGACTGCTTTTGTCATGTCTCCACTTCCACTTGGTGTTTGCCAGCTGCTTGTTCCGTCACCATCAGCTCTAAGAAACTTAGTTATTAGTTCGCCAGTGCTTTTTACTGCTGTTCCTTCGGGTGCTCCACCGCTGTGGTCGTCTACATATTTTTTGTTAGCAATATCACCTTCAAGAGTTGGAGCTTTTACGTCTCCGCTGTGATTGGGAATAATCATGTTAGAAGCGATAGGTGTAACCATGTGTACTTCTCTTTTTTGCATTCGATTAATGAATCTGTTTTCTTTAGAGGCCAATTTTATCCCTCGCTTTTACATTTGATTTTAATGGTATTAATCTCATTTCTCTTCCTGTTTGTGAGGTGGTCTTTGCAACTAGGCCTGACGTTACAGGCCAGCGAGTCATTATTTCCTTCTCGTTGTGAGTAGCCATTATCGCTTGAAGCCTCTCTTCTTCTTAGCCTTTTTTGGTTCTTCAACAGGTTCTTCTTTAGGAACCTTGTTAGCTAGTTCTTTAGCGGCTGCTAAATTACCAGTTTTGATGTAGTGAGCGTGAAGTCGTATCGCATTTTCTTTCGTCATGGTAGTTCCTCCTAATAATAATAATAAAAAAAAGAAAAAAAGTTTAGCTTTATGTGCTTGTGTCAGTGATAAGATTAACTGCTTTAGGGTCAGTGAGTAAACACTCGCCTTCTTCCCAAACACGAATCTTCTTACCAATTCCAGGGTCATTGATAACAACGCTTGTTATAGGAACAAAAGACTTCCAAGTAGCAGCTCGACTAGGAACCCACATGGCAACGTAATCAGTAGTAACGTTTTCCGATACTACAACGTTGCAACCGAGTAATTCCATAACAACTCCAGATACAACCTTCTGAGATGAGAAGGCTGGAATACTACTTCCTTTTGTGCTAATGAGCCAAGTGAGCAAAAATTCATGCTCGATAGGATTCATAGCTAATACGCATCCTTCAGGGTCATAACTAGCTTGTCTTATCTTACGCTTACCAACAAGAATATCTTTGATAGGGTTTCCGCCACTTGCATCATCCCACCCTGTTCCAGTTGCGGCCGCAGTGTTAATATTACTTGGTGAAAGTTCTTCCGTTATTACGTCGAAGATTCTTTTATCAACCTTACGAGAAACAGCACGAACAAGGTCACGGACGTTAGTTGCTAAGATGTCAATGTCACTGTCCTTAATGTCCTCCATGCTTATTGTTGGTGATTCAACAAAATACTTCTTAACATAAGAAGTCTGACGAGTCCAGCTTTGTTCTACAACGCTAGGGAGTGCTTTATCAGCTACGTTAGCGATTCTGTCTCCAGTCATGCCAGTTGTAGTCACTGACTCTAGGAATCCGCTTGTTTTTTGATACCAACGAATCTCTCTTGCGTTAGTACTGCTTTTAGTGACAAAGTTCTTGAAGAGGTTGCTTTCATCAGCGAAGCCTTTTGCTAGCTTGTCAATGTTCAATCCTCTTATGTCCTGTTCTCCACTTGAATCAGCCATTTTATACCAACTCCATCGTTGAAGGGTTCAGGTGAAATAAGAACGATTGTGTGTCTGTCGCTGTTTCTAGGGCTCTTCCAACTACGCTTTCGCTGTTAGTGTCAGCAATAACTAGTTCGTTAGCTGCGCCTGTGCTTGAGTCAGTGATAATTGCTCTTCCAGCAGTTGTTCCTGCTGCGCCGGCGTAACCTTTAAAGATTCCGTTCATGTAAACTCCAATACTTGTTCTTCCGTCATTGGCTATCTTTTCCTCAGCTGCGATACCGATAACTAAATCAGTGTCTCCAGCGGTAATGCTTACTACCGCTAGGTCTGCAACTTTAAGAATAGAGCCTTTGGGGATTGCTGTTCCATCAGCACAAGTAAAAGAAACTGGTGTGCTTGTCTCTACTACGAGAGTTGTTTCTAATGCCATAAAGCGGTCTATGGTGAAGCTACTATTTAAACTTTTTCAAATTTAGCTTTTTCAACAACTAATTGTAGTTCTGCCGCTTTAAGCATAGTTCTTTGAACTATCAAGTTATTCTCCGCTTGCTCAATCATAGCCTTAGTCTCTTTGATTACTTGAGTCCACAAAACCATTTCTTTACTGCCCATTTTCAAACCTAAATCTTTAGGGATTTTCAAAGTTTTCCTACTCATTCTTAATCACCCTAGCAGCGTATTCAGCAGCAGACTCTTCTTTCTTCTCAGGCGGAGTGACCTCAGCATTACCAGCCAAAGTCTTTTCTACCATCATAGTTTCCATCTTAGAAATGTTAGCTGCCATCTTAAGATTAGCAGTTTCTATTCTTGCAGCTGCTTGATTAGCCTCAGCAATCATGTCTCTCTTCTCAATCTTCTCAACTTCCTTCCTAGTTGGTTCATCATCACTCATAATACATCACTCTTGTTTTTTTCTTTGATAATTTCTTCTAGTTGTTCAGCTTTTTTAAAAGCAGATTCATACGCCTCGTCAATATTAGCTTCATAAACTTTTATGTGTCCACTCCATAACCCTTTCGCATTTACAGAGATTGTCACGCTGTTTGGTTTCTCAGTTAGTTCTTCACTCATTTTAAAGCCCCAATGGTAAAACGTTGTACTTAGTGTTAGTTCTTCCTTCACCAGTCTTTAAAACACTGAATTTCTTCATAGTTTTAGTTTTTGGGTGTACTAGCATTTCTTTGACTTGTTTGAGAACAGTCCAAGGAACACGATACTCCTTATCATCCACTAAGGCAACCATCATGTCGAACTCTTCGGGTGTTCCAGCTTTGCAAACTCTTTTTTCCATCTTAACATCAATATTTACTTCGTTAAGGTCTGCGATGTTTAGTGTTTCTTTCGGTGTGTATGCTTCTGCGCATTGTTTTAAGTTCATTTCTTGTTCTGTCATGTTCTTTTCCCTCATTTGGCCTTAATAGCCTGTCTTTTTTGTTAAATGTAAGCCTAAAGTAAACCGAAACTTAATTTAGTAAAACTAAGAGCAGAATCAGCCTCGTACTCAGCTTTCTTCTTGTTATACTCATCCCAAAAATCAGCTACTCTTTGAAGTTGTTCCAATTCCATCTTATCATTTTTTCTGCGATTATCTCTCCAAAAAGCAGCAACTTTCTCATTATGATTAAGGTCTGCTATTCGTTCATTATTTTGATAAATAGTATTTTGTTCAATACGATAATCAGTTATTGTTTTTTCAGTGGCTATTTGTTCTTGACGAGTCTTTTCCCAATCAACAATACTACTATCACCACTAGCAACAAAGGTGTCTAAACGTTGATAAACTTGATTAGAGGTTCTTGCAGCCTCCATGTGTTGAGCAATACCACCAAGAGCACCAACAAAAGGCATGTAAGAAAAGAACTCTTGCCATTTAGACTGATTCAAAAGTTCGTTCATACTATCATCAAGGACAGCAACGCTTTCAGTATCGCCAGCAGCCACTGCTTTTGTTCGAGCAAAACTTATTACTTGTGTCGCTTCTGATAATTCAAATTCACCAAAAACTTTTCCTGGAAGAATAGACATTAAACCAGCCGTCATAACACTAAAACCAGCTCTAATAAGATTCTTTTTTGTGAAAAACTTAGTCTTGCTGTTTGCTGCAAGAACTACTTTACCAGCTTTCTCTGTTACTGCTGGCATGCCTGTTCTTTGAAGAGTGTCTTGAGCCCAATTTGTGGTTTTTCTTCCAGGTTCTCTATATAAACCATTTTTATTTATTATTCTGTTCCCATATTTACCAATTATTTTTCCCATCGCATTACTAGCTTTAGCTAATATTTGCTCAGCAGCTCTGGCTTCCCATAAGGCAAGTCCAGCGACAGGTTTATAGTATTCCCAATCAGCGTTTAAACTCTCTCCAAGAGTAGCGAATCTTTCGCCAGTAGATAAAGATGCGAAACCATCACTAGTATCCCCTAGTCCTCCTCGACCACCACCAGTACTAAAACTTTCTTCTTGGGGGTCGCTAGTAGAAGGAGTCATTGGGGTGACTCCCTCACTAGCAGTAATTGAGGTAGGTGAGCTAGAAATATTTGCTTTCACTGGACTAGTGCTAGTTATAGGACTAGAAGAAACATTTGCTTTCACTGGGCTAGTGCTTGTAACAGGACTAGACTTACTACTGCCAGCAGAAGAAACTCTTGTAGATGAAGAAGTCTTCTTAACCTCAACTCCTTTACTATAAGTTTTTCCACTAGTACTAGGATTAGAATTTGATTTTATTACTTTTCCAGTTATAACACGAACACTCATTTATTACACCCCTTAAAATTCTCAAGAGCCTTAGTATTATTATTAATAACTTTTTCAGTACGAGTCATAAACCAAATACACATAGCGATAGGAAAGCCAACAGTACTTATAATTTGAATGATAGTTTCCATTATTTCCTTCCCTCCATCTCAACAGTTTGGTCGTTAGGCTCAGAGGCACCACTAATAGGAGACTTCTCATTAGAACTAAGAAGCTCGTTTTGAAGACTTGCTGGCTTAACAAGTTTAATCTCAAGGTTAAGCTGAATCAAAACTTGATTTTCAATGTATAACTGCTCAGACTTTACAGATTGCTCGTAAGATAAATAAACAATTTTACCGCTTGCATCAGTGAACTCTTTACCCTGACCGACAATAATCTGAGGAACCATGACAGCTTGAAAGAAATAATCGTTAAGTTTCTCAATCCATTGAAGTGGGTTGAGTGTTTGATTAGGAGCAACACTTGCTATCTCTGTTTCTACTGTTCCTTTAGGAACATAAATGTTCTCAGTGTTACCATAAGCACTATCAGTTTTACGCTTGAAAGAGGATACTTCATCTTCGTTGTCTGTGTCAAGATACCAAATACGCATAGGCCTCAAGTTACGTCGAAGGACTTTCCTCCAATCATCCATAGCCTCACCACGAGCATCAATAAGCCACTTAAGACTACTAATAATACGAGTACCATGAATAGAATCACCAATACGCTCATGAGTCAAATGAAATATGCTTTCAGGCTTAAAACGCTTATTAGGAGTCTTAGACTTAGTAACTTGCTCATAACGAACAATACGACCAGCCTTACTCTGAACAATCTTAATAGTAGAAGGATCTAATGGCTTAAGATTAACCAACAAACCAGTTTTATCACGAATAACCTCAGAATAAGAATCGCCAGTTATAGTCTTAATCTTAACCATGTTCTTAAGAACATCAACGAAACTGTCCTTACCATTACCCCGAATCATATCAAGCAACATAATAGTACTATCATCAGACTCATAACCACCGCCAGCAGTCCACAAAGCCTTAGTATCAACAGCAGTCTTAAACTCAGGAACAGTCAAGTAATAACCGAAATCCTTATTCCAATCACCATTAAGATAAGATAATTCGCTGTCACCAGTAGCACCATCTAAACTCTCACTAGGAAAAGAGAAAACAGCAATAGAATTATCCAAATTACTCTCTTCAGTGGAACCAATATTAGTATCAGGCATCTTCTTCCCACCCCGAAATAGTCAAGTTAGCACTCATAACAGCACCAGGAGCACCAATAACCCAATAAATAGAATCAGTAAAAACAATAGGAGTAGCAAAATTAAAATTAATTACTTCACCACCAGTATAAGAACGAGCCTCAATCACAACCTTAGTATCCCCAGCAGAACCATCTTTAAGAAAACCATAATCATCAGCAGAAGTATTACTACTAACTATTTGAACAGTAACATCTGTAACATAAAGTTTTTTACCAGTAGAAACAGTATAAACAGTCTCAGCAGCACCTTCAAAAACCCCTTCACTAACATTAACAATAATACTCCCTTCTTGCAAATAACGAGGAACAGTAACCTGAGTACCATCAGTCATATTATTACGCTCAAACAACATTATACTTCAACCTCACTAAAAACCTTACCAGCAAGAGGAACAAAAGACTCATTCTTCAAGCCAAAAGGAACAACCAAGCCAAGATAAACCATTTCATCACCTATACTTAAGCCATTCTTTAAGATACGACCTAAGAGCCTTCCGTACTTGCCGACACGATTTGACGAGTCGATTAAAACTTGGACTTCTTCGCCAAGTAACTGTGAACTTAACCATTTTCTAGCCTCCGACCCACCCTCAGATAATTCGGGAGCGTCAATATCTAATAAACGTAAAGGAAAATCAAAATCCCTGAAATTAGTGCGTAAAGTAACAGTGTCACCATCATGAACCTTAATAACCTCAGCAAAAAAATCTTCAGTAATCTGCTCGTGAGGAGAACTAAAACCAAGAACTTCGAGTTGAGAATTAGACAACTCAGGAAAATTAACGTAATCATGGTCATACATTAAGCATCCTCCATGAACTTTTGAGCCTTCTTATCACGCAATACACTAAGATTCCTAAGAGCAGTATCACGATTAACATTAATCATGTCCTCAGCCTCAGTACGACTAGTATAACCACTCATATCGAAGCTGATAACACCATTTGCGGCCAAACAAGCACTAGTCTCAGACAAAATACGCTTAACATCAACATTAAGAGTAGAATAAGCATCAGACCAATTATAACGAGTCATAACATTAATGAAAGACTCAGACTGAGCGCACAAATCATTAATTCTCGCCTCAGTAACAGAGGTATCATAGTTTTCACCAGCACGAACCAACACTTCATCAGATGTAGAAAAAATACCTTCGTGAGCCATAATAAACCTTCATGGGAAAGCATCTATATAAACATTTCTAAAAAAGGTACAAGTTCAACCCTTTATCCTTAACACACCAACAAGAACGAACAAGAGCCTCAGCCAAATGAGAATAAGAACCCTGAATCTTAAGACGACCAGAATCATTATACTCATAAGTAATAGACTTCAAGCTACGAAGAAGGTCAAGGTCAGAAATCATATCAAGCCTCCCAGTCTCCAATAACATCAAAACATTAGAATAAAGATCTTCCTTAAGAATACCCTTCTTATGCTCCTCACCAGCCATAACAAAACGCTTAGAAGAATTATTCAAACCAACAACACGACGACCCAAACGCTCAATAAGAACGTCAGTAACACCACCACCAACACCAGCATCATCAATAAAAACTCGCTTGAACCCGTAAATCCTATCAAACTCAACAATTCGACCGATTGTATCTGTCGTGCTGACACGTTCTGTTGTATGACACTTAACAACCTTAAGTTTCTTCCCCTGTAACTCGCAAATAACAAATGCATTTTCATCCCCTCCATATCTTGCAACATCAACACCAAGATAAAAGCCGCTGCCAAGCTCCTTCTCCTTTAAACTCCAATCAATAAAAGACATACGCTCCTTCAACAAAGCAGTAGGAAACAACTGACGATACTCATCAACAAACTCACCAAGCCACTCCTGAGCATACTGCATCTTAGACATAGACTTCCTCTTCTTAGAAAGAAAAGACTTAGAAATACGCTTACAAGACTCGCTAGAAATATGCCAAGAACGAAAATCATCATCCAAAAAAGAATTATAAAAATAACCACCCTTACCAAAAGGAGTACTAAGAAGAATAATCCAACCAAAACCACGAGTAGAACGAGAAACAGCAATAGTAGGCTCAATAGCCAACCAAACCATCTCAGGAATAAAAGCAGCCTCATCAGCAATCAAAAAATCAATAGTAAAACCCCTAATGAAGTGTCCTGTCCTTCCAGTAGGCATACAATAAATCCTACTACCATTAGTCAAAAGAATCTTAGTCATAGTAGGCTTATCAAGAAAATCAACATCAGGAGAATCAGCACAACGAGCATGAACCTTCTCAAACAACAAAGAAGACTGACGCTGAGAAGCAGCAATAATCATACAAGAAGTACCAGGATGATCACGAGCAAGACGAAGAGCCTTCTCAGAAACAACCTCAGACTTACCAACCTGACGACCACAACGCATAGTCAAAGAACCATCATGCTCCAAAACCTGCAACTGCCAATTATCCCACTTAATATCCACCAAAACCACCACCAACATAAAAACGGTCAAAATCATACTCAGTACAAGGAGTAGCCAAATCAAAATCAAAACTACAATCATAACGAAGAGAACCAACAACAGAATCCTCCATAAAAATACGAGTAACATAACCACCACGACCACCATCACGAACACCAAAATAAGTTTTCATAAGGATGCCCCCATTCTTTGGTTACAAGTAGCCAAAGAGCAATATACCGAGGAAAATTTTCCGAGGGCTGCATTATTCAACTCACAACAACCAATCAGACTCGATAGATACATTAACATACACTTGGGCGCAGACGCCCAAGTTGGCGAGCTTGCTCGCCAAGTGGGGAGCTTGCTCCCCACCATCATATACTTGCGCAAAGCAAGACTATTGGATAGTAAGTGAGCCACAGCGAGCTTGATTGTCATTTTATTTGTAAGCCCCTCCACGAGGAGTCTCAAATAAAGGCAACCGAGGAATAGGCCTACTTCCGAAGGTTGGTGTGAAGGCTTGCCCTCACACTGACTCACTCTATCTTTTCTTTTTTGGCCGAACAAGTCACAATAAGTCGCCAATCCTTCAAATCCTTCAACTGCTGGACTATACATAGGGCGTGACATCATGACTCCTCCAAATCAAGGCCTGTAATGATGAGAGTACGCTTTCCAGACGCTTTAAGCCACTTAAGTCTCTTCAAGGCCTTAATGTTAGCGTATATTGTTCTGTTGTCAGTTCCTATCTCTCGCATGATTGCGTCGTATACTATTGTTCTGTCTATTTCTTCATGAGATTGATGTTTTTTTCTTATTCTTTCCATTACTCTTTCTAGTTTCTCAACTGTCATTGTTTTGCCCACCATTTGCTTTTGTCTTTTTCTTGGCATTCGTAGCATATTGTCCAGTTTTCTCCCATGTGCATGAAGTGGTCGCAGTTTGTTATTCTTGCGCAGATGTCGCATTTTTCCATTTTGTTTTCAGCTCCGGTTTTTCTTTGAACATTTTTTCTCTTTTTATTCTTGCTTCGAAGCTGTATCCTATTGGTATTGAGTCCATTTCTTCTTTTGCTTCTTCTTGTTCTTTTGAGAGTTTTTTAGCTGCTTGTTCACTTGCTTTTATCATTTGTCTGTTTAGTTCTAGATTAATGTATTCTAGTTCTCTTGTTTTTGATATTGCGTCTGCTTCTAGTTGCTTGATTGTTTCTTCATCTCCTAACCTTTTTTTTAGGAATTCGTTACATTCTCCACTTAGGTTGAAGTCTGCTTTTAGTTTTGCTTTCATGTAGATGTTTGTATCAATTGTTATGTTTATGTTTGTTTTTGTTTTTAACATATATGGTACCCCTCTATTATTAAATAAATAGTTATATAGATAGTAGTAGTAGTAGTAGTATATATAGTTTTGTATTATTATTAATGTTCCATAGGAAACAAAGGGGTGTACATTATAACTGACAATAAAGTATAGTTTATTGTACATTACAAGGAGCAAATAAAAAAAAAGAGAAGAAGGCGACTAACACCAATCTTCATCTACAACATGTACTCCTCTGCTTGCTAGTTCAGATAAGCTCATTAGTTCTACGTCTCCCCAAGTTAGTATTCTTCCTTTCTTGTCAGCGTATATTTGGTTTGTTAAACTCATTGTGAGTCACCTCCTTGTTTCTTCTCATACTTAAAAGCATGTACTGGTTTATTTTTCATAATTTGTATAGCTAAGTAATGTTTTCCGTTCTTGTCAGTGTTAATCCACACTGATACTCCGTCGCCCTTGTAGTCAGGTACAGTTCCTTTCTTCTCTGCTGCTAATACTTCTTTGATTTGTTCAGTTTTAATTACTTCATTTACTTTTAGTTCTTTTTGTGTCATTTTTTGTTACCTTTGGAATCAACTCTTTGGTCGATTTCTCACCTTCTGAGAATATCGACACCGTATGAGTTCTATAACTATAATATTTGGGTAGGGCTGTCATGCAGATACTTACACTCTTCGGTCTTTCACCGATTAGTCTAAGTAGATGGTTATGAGGAAGCCAGAAGCACAAATATTTAGGCTAGATAGCCCCTTTTATGCAGCGAATAAATAATAATAATTTTTAGAATATTGTTTTCCAACTATCACCAATATTAACCTTAGCACTAGCAACAACTTTCCAACTGTCACCA